CTACATCAACACCCCACCAACTTATCAATAATCTGACTGCTTTCATATTCTAGATTCTTGAAGGGTAATAAGTATACATAAATAGGATGCCTATCCATGCAGTGACTAGTGACAAAATTACTGATCATTTCTGTTGCTCTTCCAGCATCTGCAGTTAATGCTTTATTTACTCTTTCTTCATCATTTCCAAAGTCATCAACCTGATAACTAGAAAAATACCATATGAGTCAACCTGCACTCCTAAGCTTTTTCGGCTTGATGGTGGAAACATTATTGCTTCAATTTTCTTAATTTGTTTTGGATAAAAGCTATCTTCTAGAAAGCTATCTTGAAGTTGCTTGGCCACATATGGTCCACCACCAAAATCACTTTGATTCTTTAATCTTTCACAATCCTTTAAGGTGGCTAGTATCGCCTGGTCTAATGTTGCATTCAAATTAGGCGTACCGATGATCAACTGCCAACCTGTATCATCTTTTCCGAGGAATACACTTTTTTTATCAATAGTCCCGTATTTTTGATAGAATTCAGCCCTTGTGAGAATCTTAGGCGCCTTTTCACAATGTTCTAAAAAAATATAGACTAGTAGTTCTCCTAATAATGTCTGTGGATTACATTTCCTAACAAACTCTCGCAGCTCTGTCGTTGCCTCAGCAGTTAGTTCTTCCAAATCATCACATTCATTTCTATTCTTTCTAGAAAATACATATCTTGCTAAATTTTTACGTAGAAGGCTAATTAAGTTTTTATGAGAGTAAATACCTTTAACTGGTAATAAAGCAAAGGCGCGCATTCTGCTGCTTTGTAGAGGAAGCTTAATTTCTTTTATCGGATTAAATGTTTTTTCAAAAATACGTCCTTCTTCTCTGACAGTTAAACTAATATCATTTTTGTCATCATGCCCACTAGAAATAGTGGGCTTTTTTTGTTGCCCATTTCTTGCTTCTTCCACAAGCCTACTTAACCAATTAACGCAATAATAGGAAATTTGGTCAATTTTCATTAATGGATCGTTATCATTAGTAGCCTGTATTTTTTTTGCGATGATTTCCTTATCTTCATCAGAAAAATCATCGATATATTTTTTTAGCGAGTCCTCATCTATACCCGCATCTTTAATTTTTTTGGCCGCATTCTTATTAAGCCCGTGGTAATAAAGCCGTTTCAAATTCTGAGTCGAGTACGGTTTTTCCCATTTTCCAGTGTATTTATCTAGCACAACCCTCACAGAAGCTTCGATAGAACTACTGTCTTCCCCACTCATAGCTATTCTTAATGAATCAATTAGGGTTCTAAATTCGTTATTTACCAATTTTAACTCCTCCTAATAATAACTATGAGTAACTTTGAATAGCTAGAATAGCTGAGATATCTAACTGCCCCTGATAATCTTTAGACATCAGCTAAAGGAAATTCAATCCAACAAAATAATTATACCAAAAAGAGCGCACATTTTTTTTAGCTGAACAGCATGTGTTGCTCGATCAACAACTTTTACTAGCATGCACCTAACTGAATAACATTCTGTAACAAGCCACTAGTAAGGCAAGTTACAGTACCCAAGCGATTCTATCGTTTAGGTCTGTTTCTTATTGCCTTGTTAGTGGCTTTTAGTATGCCTTCGATTCCTTCGCTTGGGAGATCCCAAACGGAGGTTTTATTAAATGAAGACAAATAATAGTGAGTACGAATTAGTCGGTGAACAAAATAACAAGCTAATCGTCCGTGTAAAGCATATGGGCAACCAAACAGTAGTGATCACTAAAGCTGAAGGCAATGTCATTTTCGACTTTGACCACCAACAATATAATTCCGATCACCGAAACGAACGTCACCAAGATAAGTTCTTCAAGCAAGACCCATCTGATCCAGATATGAATATGATGGACACCCTGGCGGACCGCGAATCTATTGAAGTCACCTCGATTTATGGTGAGGATAGCCTACTCGACAAAATCGTTGAAAAAGAGGACCGTCAAAGTCGACAAATGTTAGCTGGGCAATTATCGACTGCCTTAGCTACCTTAACGAATAAACAAAAATATGCCGTGACTCAGTATTACTATAATGGCGTCAAGAAAAATCAAATTGCCAAGAAGATGGGTATCAGCAAGGTTATGGCCGGTCGACATGTGAAAGCTGCTATCAAAAAGCTGCGCCAATTTTACAACATTGAAGATTAATTTGAGAAAAGTGGACCACAGTAGGTTCACTTTTTTGCTGTTTCTGGCAAATAGGTGTGAGGAGTAACTCACGAAACCTAACGAAAGGGGACCAGATGATGGCAAATAAGGTATCAATCAAGGTCACTAAGCACCCTCACCAAGAAGGTGTTGTCAGTATGCGCAACATCACTATCCGGGAACGATTGCTCCGGCTACTGCTTGGCAAGCCACATCACTTGATGGTGATTGCGCCCGGCAAGGATGTTCAGCAGCTACAGATTAATGAGGTAAAGGAGGCTTCACATGAGTACAATGAATGATTTGGATCTGCAAATAAAAGAACGCGAAGAATTCTATCATCGCATGGCTGAAGAGGCGGTGGAAGGTCTTAAAACCATTCAGGCCGTTCGTCAGCAGTTATCCGGCGGCAACAATAATCAAGATGTTAATGAAAAGCCGAAACGTAATCCGGTTCAAGATAAGGTCACGATCCGTCAACTGCTGGCTAAGAGGTGCCAAGAAGGTTATACCGACCAGGTCAAGGACCTCCTTCACAAGTTCGGTGCTGACAAGCTGTCAGATGTCAATTCTAAGGATTACGAGGATCTCTATTACAGCGCGGAGGGGATTGGACAATGAGTTCACCTAAACACCATGCCTTACTATCGGCTTCCAGCGCCAATCGCTGGTTAAGCGCTCCACCGCTGCCACGTTTAGAACAATACTTCCCGCACTCCACTTCAAGTGCAGCCGTCGAAGGAACTGCTGCCCACGCCTTGGGTGAATACAAGATCCATCGACTGCTCGGTGACCAATTCAAACGTCCTGTTTCTGATTACCAATCGGATGAAATGGAAAGCCTGACTAACGACTACGCCAGTTATGTCTTGGAGCAATACCAAAAGGCTAAACGGTATGCTAAGGATGCCACCATCAGCGTTGAACAGAAGTTGGACTTCTCCAAATATGTCCCAGATGGCTTCGGCACTGGTGACTGTGTGATTGTTTCTGACCACCTGCTCCATATCATCGACTTCAAATATGGTAAAGGTGTCCGTGTTGAAGCTAAGAATAACCCACAAATGAAGCTTTACGCGATCGGAGCCCTTGAGATGTTCGGCAGCCTTTACAACGTCGATGAAGTCGAAACAACGATCTTTCAACCCCGCATGGCCAACATCAGCACTTGGACCATCAATGCCAAGCAATTGATGCATTGGGCCAACACCGAATTGAAAGAAAAAGCCGAACTCGCCTTTGCCGGTCAAGGCACTGTTCAATACGGTCCCTGGTGTCAGTTTTCAGCCTGTAATGCCGTGTTGCGTGCCCGCTATGACTATCATCACAAACTTACCCGTTTTCAGCTTCGTTCACCAAGTTTGCTAACGGACAGCGAGGTTGCTGAGGTACTGGAACATATTAATGATTTGAACCGGTGGGCGCATGAAATTAAAGACTACGCTGCCGACCTGGCAATCAATCATGGCAAGCAGTGGCCCGGCTACAAAATTGTCGAAGGTCGATCGATCCGCCGTTACAAGGATGAACAGGCAATCGCCAAAATTGCTGAAGCTAATGGCTATCACAATATTTACCAAAAGAAGCTACTACCAATTACAAAATTAGAAAAACAGCTCGGCAAGAAGAAGTTCGCTGAGCTGTTCAGTCAGGAAATTGTTAAACCTGCGGGTAAACCAACTTTAGTACCAAATTCTGATCGGCGTCAGAGTATTGGCAAATCAAACCCACAGGATGAATTTAAGGAGGAAAAATAATATGTCACAACAAACTAAGGTCGTTACTGGTATTGACACTCGTCTTTCTTACGCCAACATCTGGGAACCTAAGTCTATCAATGGTGGTAAGGAAAAGTATTCGGTTAGTCTGATCATCCCCAAGTCCGATCAAAAGACAGTCACTGCAATCGAAAAGGCTATCGATGCTGCCATCCAAGAAGGTATTGGAAAGTTTGGTGGTAAGAAGCCTAACAAGGCCACTCTCAAGCTACCCCTCCGCGATGGTGATGTGGAACGTGATGATGCCGCCTACCAAGATAGTTACTTCATCAATGCTAATTCGGTTACGGCACCACAGATTGTGGACAAACGTGTCCAACCCATTCTTGATCGTGATGAAGTTTACAGTGGCTGCTATGCTCGAGTTTCGATTAACTTCTATGCTTTTAACACCAACGGTAACCGTGGAATCGCCTGTGGTCTAGGTAACATCCAAAAGATCCGTGATGGTGAACCACTAGGTGGACATGCAAGTGCCAGCGATGACTTCACAGCAATTGATGATAGTAGTGACGATGATTTCTTAGCTTAAATCAAAAGATGGGCAGTCGACTTTGACTACCCATTTTTTGTAGAAAGGATTCCTGATGAAGCAAATTTCAATTGATATTGAAACTTATTCCAGCACCAACCTAAATCAGACTGGCGTCTATCGATACGCTGATAGCGATGATTTTGAACTTTTGCTCTTTGGTTATGCCACCGATTTTGGTCCCGTCAAGGTGGTGGACTTAACCCAGGGTGAAAAGATTCCACCACAGATTATTGAAGCCCTAGATAACCCCAACATTATTAAGAGTGCTTTTAATGCTCAATTTGAACGAGTCTGTCTGTCACGTTATGTTGGTCACCGCTTAAAACCAGCTGGTTGGCATTGTTCTCGCGTTTGGTCTGCCACTCTTGGCTTGCCATTATCACTACGAGATGTCGGAAGCGTGCTAGGACTACCACGTCAAAAAATCACCGCAGGAAAAGAACTCGTTCGTTACTTCTGCACGCCTTGCAAACCGACCAAAGCTAATCAAAATCGTACTCGTAACTTTCCATATCATGCCCCCGATAAGTGGCAGCAATTCAAGCAATACAATCAGCGTGACGTCGAGGTTGAAATGGAAATCACCCAAAAGCTCGAACGCTTTCCCGTCCCACAGAATGAATGGGAAAACTACTGGATGGATCAAGACATTAATGATTGCGGTATCCGGATTGACCAACAATTAGTCAACCAGGCCATCAAGTGTCAGGGGGAGTTTCACGACCAATACCTGAAAAAGTCTCAACAACTAACTGGTTTGGATAATCCGAACTCGCCCCTGCAACTGAAAGAATGGCTTCAACGGCAAGGTGTGAAAACTGACTCACTTTCTAAAGCGTCAGTAGCTCAGCTGCTAGAAACAACTACCGGCACGGTTCATCAAGTATTAGCTCTCCGTCAGTTACTCTCCAAATCAAGTGTCAAAAAGTACCAGGCTATGCAAAAAGCAATGTGCCAAGATGGACGCGTCCATGGACTCTTACAGTTCTATGGGGCAAACCGTACCGGTCGCTGGGCCGGCAGATTAGTACAAGTTCAAAATCTCCCCCGTAATTCAATGCCCGACTTAGAAGAAGCGCGTGCGCTGGTCAAGCAAGGAAACACAACGGCACTAGCAATGCTTTACGATTCGGTCCCAGAGGTCTTATCCCAGTTAATCCGGACTGCCTTTATTCCAAGTGAAAGTCATCATTTTTACGTTGCTGACTTTTCAGCTGTAGAAGCGCGGGTCATCGCCTGGCTTTCTGGTGAACAGTGGCGCCAAAAGGCCTTCGCTAATAACGAGGATATCTACTGTGCATCCGCTAGTCAGATGTTTGGTGTTCCAGTCGTGAAATACGGGATCAATGGTGAGCTCCGCCAAAAAGGCAAGATTGCTGAATTAGCTCTCGGCTATGGCGGTTCTATTGGAGCACTTAAAGCCATGGGTGCCACCAAACTCGGTTTAACTGAAGATGAATTACCACCCCTAGTTGAGATGTGGCGACAAGCTAGTCCCCATATTGTCCGCTTCTGGTGGGATATTGATAAAGCAGCCAAGGAATGTATTAAAACCCAACTACCCCAGTCAACACATGGGATGAAGCTTTCATACCGCAGCGGCTGTATGTTTCTGAAATTACGTTCTGGTCGTTTCCTTTGTTATCCCCAACCGAAGATTGGCATTAACCGGTTTGGTTCTGAATCGATTACCTTCATGGGGATCAACACCGTGAAAAAATGGGATCGAATTGAAACCTATGGGGCCAAGCTGGTAGAAAACATTGTCCAAGCAACTAGTCGTGACTTGCTTGCTGAAGCAATGCGCCGATTAGAAGCTACTGGGAATACGGTGGTAATGCATATTCACGATGAAGCCGTAATTGACGCCCCTTTCAATCGGTCACTTGACACCATGGTTCAGCTCATGACCAAGGTTCCCGACTGGGCCAATGGTTTAATCCTCAACGCTGCTGGTTTTGTTAGCGACTTTTACAAAAAAGATTAATTTTAATGGTTTACTTTCTGCCCTCATCTGGCTTATTGGTGAGGGCTTTTCTAGTTCTCTAATTTAATGAAAGGATCTGAATCTATGTCAGAAGCAACTATAGCAATTACCAAGCTGCGCCAAGACAAACCGAATCCACACTACCGACCAATGATCTTTGTCATTGCGCCGTTTACAGAAGTAGTAAAGAGCGATGCCGAAAGTATCAGGACAGTGCGCTCCAACTGCCGTTTTGTCTATCAACATGGTGGCATCCCCGTTTGTCCACAGCTTTACCTACCTCAATTTATTAACCTGCACCATTCGCGAGAATTTCAAGTAGCCGCCTTTATTAACATTGTGCTACTAACTAAATGCGCCGAAGCCTGGTCATTTGGTAAGCCAACACATGATATGCGCTACTTCATCCGCTTAGCCAAACGTAAAAATAAAAATATCCGCTACTTTAATAACGAAATGGAGGCCAACTAAAGATGCATTTTACTTTATCGACGGCAGTTAATTCCGGTCAGGCTAGCAACACGATCTATCCTCATCAACAAACTATCACTAACGCACAGGAATTAGAACAGGCTGCCCATTATGACCATGTCTGCGGTCAATTTAAAAATAACCAACGCGCTATTGCCAACTTCATCAAAGCTGACTGCCTGATCATGGACTGCGATAACGATCATTCTGACGATCCGACTACTTGGATCAAACCTGCAAACATTGCTAACTATTTCGATGATGTTTCCTACGCCATTACTTTCTCGCGAAACAATATGAAGGCCAAGCACCATAAAGCACCCCGGCCTAAGTTTCACGTCTACTTTCCGATTACTGAGATTACGGATGCTAAAACCTATGCTGAACTAAAACACGAAATTCAAGAATACTTTCCCTATTTTGATGATAATGCGCTTGATGCGGCCCGTTTTGTCTTTGGTGTGTCTAGTACTAAAGCCATCTGGCATGATGGTAGCCAAAATGTGGACCAGTTCATGGTGGCCCAACGTTACTTTGAACAACAAGGAGTGGGAGCAATCCATGAAGGTCAACGTAATGCAACCCTCTCACATTTTGCCGGTCGCATCATTATGCGTCTTGGCAATACTGATGAAGCCCGTCAGGCATTTCAGGAGGAAGCCGCTAAGTGCAATCCGCCACTAAGCAAGCAGGAGTTAAAAAACATCTGGCACAGTGCCACCAAATTTGGTCAGCGCATGGCTAGTCAAGAAGGTTATATTCCGCCTGAAGAATACAATCAGCCCAATGACGATCTACAACCGGATGATTACTCGGATACTGGTGAATCTTATGTCTTTGTCAACAACTGCAAAGAGCGGGTTTGCTATACCAACCAATCAGGTTTTATGTGGTTCGATGGGAAGGTTTGGCAGGAATCGGAACCTTTAGCTCTCGGTGAAGTCCAGCGCTTTACCGATAAACAATTAACTGATGCTCAGCTTCGTGTCACTAATAGTTATAAGAAGATTCAGCAAAATGGTGTGACATCCGCTTTGCAAGCAATGGGTAAAACAAAAGCTAGTCGTACTTTTAATGATGAACAACTAGCCGCATTCAAGGATTACGAAAATGCTAAAGCTTACGAAGCCTTTATTCTCAAGGAACGCAGCACTCGAGGTATTAACGGGATCTTAACCAACTCCCGACCAAAGCTCGTCAAAGAGATTAATGAGTTTGATGCTAATCCATTTCTGCTGAATACCCCGACCGGTCCTTTCAATTTAAGGAAAGGGATGCATGGTCAGCAAGAAATTCAAGCTGATGAATTAATCACTAAATCCACATCCTGTGTTCCTGGTAGTCAAGGAGCTTCACTCTGGCAAGAAGCACTCACTACTTTCTTCTGTGGTGACCAAGCGTTGATTAATTACGTCCAAGAAATTGTGGGTCTGGTGGCGATTGGTCAGGTTTACCTGGAAGCTCTGATTATTGCTTACGGCAGCGGGAGAAATGGTAAATCAACCTTCTGGAACACCATCGCTAATGTACTCGGTACCTATACCGGTCACCTCTCGGCTGATGCCTTAACAACTGGTGTCCGGCGAAACGTCAAACCAGAGATGGCCGAAGTCAAAGGCAAGCGGCTAATCATCTCCGCTGAACTAGAAGAAGGTAAGCGACTGAACACTTCCATCGTCAAGCAACTCTGTTCAACTGATGAAATCTATGCCGAAAAGAAATACATGAAACCTTTCTCTTTTACGCCCAGCCACACCATCGTGTTATACACCAATTACCTGCCCCACGTAGGTGGTAATGATGAAGGAATCTGGCGACGGTTAATTGTGATCCCCTTTAAAGCTACGATCGCTAAACGCAATGATATTAAGAATTACGCCCAGTACCTAACCGAAAAAGCTGGGCCGGCAGTCTTGCAGTGGATCATTGAAGGCGCACAGCGAACCATTCAGCAAAATTACCAGTTAACCACCCCCGTTGCCGTAACCAAAGCGGTACGAGCCTACCACGCTGATAACGATTGGCTAGGACATTTTCTTAATGAGAATTGTGAACTTGACCCCAGTTATGAACAAAAGTCAGGCGATCTTTATCAAAAGTATCGCGAATATTGCCAAGGCATCGGTGAATATATCCGCAACACAACTGACTTTTACACGGCCCTCAAAAATGCTGGCTTTCAACGTCAACACAAACAAAACGGTCGTTTCATCAAGGGACTGCGATTAAAAGTTGAGGCTGATGAATTCCTCAGTTGACTGTCATCGACTGTCACACTTTAAAACTCTAAAAGCTTGATACATCAGTGTTTACCAACCCTAATGACAGTCGTGACACTCTTTTACATTACTTGTATATAGGAATAAAAATAGAAAAAAAGAGTATAGAGAAGAGTAGTAAAGCAACTGTCACGACCGTCATTAACCCTGACGAACCACCTATATATCAACGTTTAGGAAGGATTTTACAAATGTTAGAAAAACAAATCGAAACTGCTTTTGTCAAAGCTACTCACCAACGCGGAGGTCTTTGCCTAAAGTTCATCTCGCCATCTATGGCCGGAGTACCTGATCGATTGGTCCTCCTGCCTGATGGTCACATGGGCTTTGTGGAGATGAAGGCTCCTGGTAAACATCCCCGCCCGTTACAAGTGCAAAGACTCAACCAGTTAAAACAACTTGGTTTCCAAGTCTTTGTTTGCGATCAGCTTGATCAGATTGGAGGAATGCTTGATGCAATACAAACCGCATGAATATCAACAATATGCAACTCGGTTTATTTTGGACCATCCCGTAGCAGCCATCTTGCTTGATATGGGACTAGGTAAAAGCGTCATTACCCTAACTGCTATTAAACAACTTATTCAGCAGGGGAAAGTTCAACGGGTATTAGTTGTCGCTCCACTGCGCGTGGCTAAACAAACTTGGCCAGAAGAAATTGAAAAATGGGACCACTTAAAAGGCCTTAACTATTCAGTCGTCACTGGTTCTAAGCTTCAAAGGATCAAAGCACTGCAGCAAGATGTCGACATTTATATCATTAATCGGGAAAACTTGAAATGGCTAATTGAATCCTCTGGTAATTCCTTTGACTACGACATGTTGGTGATCGATGAACTCTCTAGTTTTAAGTCTTACCGCTCACAACGCTTCAAAGCCCTCAAACGAGTACGACCTCTGATTAAACGCGTGGTTGGCTTAACAGGTACACCGTCGTCTAATGGCTTGATGGATCTGTGGGCGGAATTCCGCGTGCTGGACATGGGCCAACGACTTGGCCGCTTTATCTCATCTTACCGGATGAACTACTTTGACCCCGACAAGCGAAACATGTATCAAGTGTTTACCTACAAACCTAAGCCCGGTGCTGAACAAAGTATCTACCGCGCCATTGATGACATCACCATTTCTATGAAGTCTAAGGACTACTTGAAGCTGCCACCATTAACTATGAACACCGTTCCGGTAAAAATGAGTGATAGTGAGCAGGCTATCTATGATGAGCTTAACGCCCAGCTAGTAGTTTCAACCCAGGGCAAACAAATCGATGCCTTGAATGCTGCTAGCTTGTCGAACAAGCTATGCCAAATGGCTAACGGATGCGTTTATGATGACCATCAACAAATTGTGCAGATCCACCAGCGAAAACTCGATGCACTCGAGGATTTGATTGAAGCTGCGAATGGCAAACCAGTACTCGTTGCTTACTGGTTCAAACACGATCTCTCCCAGATCAAGCAACGATTCACTGCTCGCGAGATTAAAACTGTTAAAGACATTCAGGACTGGAACGCTGGTAATATTCCATTGGCATTGATTCATCCTGCTTCTGCCGGACATGGTCTCAACCTGCAGGCTGGTGGTGCCACCTTGATTTGGTATGGATTAACTTGGAGTCTGGAACTCTACCAGCAAACTAACGCTCGGCTCTGGCGGCAAGGACAGCGTCAGACAGTAGTCATTCACCACATTATCACCGAAGGCACTATTGACGAAAACATTCTGGCGGCTTTAAAACGTAAAGACAAAACCCAGCTAGCTCTAATCAACGCAGTAAAAGCCAACCTGAAAGGAAGTGTTGTAGCGTGAGTATCATGTGGAACTACTTAGACAAACGACGAGCAACCATCGCAGCCTTGAAAGATTACGATGGTATGAAGTTCATCATTAACTCTTACCAAGACGACTTGAAGCTAGCCAAGGAACAAATGATTGGTGTCAGTTCGCCACGCTACGGTTTCGTACCTGGCAGCAGTAAAAAAGATAACCCAACTGAGCATCGCCTGCTGCATGGCATCGATGAGACAACCAAGCTGAATGAACGCTACCAACAAGCCCAACTTTACTTCAAGTGGTTCGAGCCAGCCTGGCAAGAGTTATCTGAAGACGAGCGCTTTGTTTTAGATGTCTGCTATCGTACTCCAAACCAGTCAATGAACGAGGGACTAACCATCGTGATGGACAAGTACTTCATTGCGAAAACCACTGCTTACAATCGAAAGAACAAAGCACTCGATCACCTCACGCTCTTACTTTATGGATCCCATCATTAGAAAGGTAAAACGCAGAACAAACAATCGGCTTATCTATGTTACGATGGTAGTGTAGAAAATTAGGATAAAGGCATTTGCTTTATAACATTGAAGCCTAGCGGTGCAAAACTGCTGGGCTTTTCTTATACCCTCAGAAAGGAGGAGTGTCATGCCCTACTCACCCAAGAAACCCTGTCGTTACCCTGGCTGCCCGCGACTAACCCACAACACTTATTGTGACGTCCATGCTAAGCAAGTCAGTTCTCACTACAATCGTTACCAACGACCAAAACGTAGTCGTCCGCGCTATCATCGTGGCTGGCCAAAGATCCGTCAACGCTACTTGCTCCACCATCCCTTCTGTGAGATGTGCCTGAGCCAAGGAAGGTATACCCAAGCCACCGAGGTCCATCACGTTCTGCCTCTGGAACACGGCGGCACCAACGAGTTCAAGAACCTGATGGCATTATGTAAGCCATGCCACTCCCGCATCACCGCCCAGATGGATGATCGCTGGCATAAAAAGCCACGTCGATATCATTACTAAACCACGGAGGGGGCCATCAAATCCTTAAAAATTTTTCGCGCGGGAGCGGGCCTGGGCCTTCGTGTGCAAAAAAGCGAAATCAAACAGGGTATTAACCACTGCCGGAAGGAGGGAGAGATTTGGCTAAAGATGGTACAAACCGTGGTGGATCCCGAATTGGTGCTGGACGCAAACCTAAATCACTTCACGATAAAATTCAAGCTGGACAAGACGCCCAAGTAATTGACCTACCAACTCCAACTAATTTGGAAGGTCATGTGATGCCGCCAGTTAAAGAGTACCTAAAAGCCAAGCAGAAAAATGGATTAGAGTTTGACGCTGCTGATATTTTTAAGGAAACCTGGAAATGGCTCGTTGAACGGGGGTGCGAAAGATTAGTCAACACACAACTGATCGAACAATATGCAGTAAGTGTTAGTCGCTGGATTCAGTGTGAAGAGTGTATCTCAAAATTTGGTTTTCTTGCCCGCCACCCGACGACCGGGAATGCGATTGCTTCCCCTTACGTATCAATGAGTCGCGACTATATGAAGCAATCTAGCCAATTATGGTTTCAAATTTTTCAGGTTGTTAAAGAAAACAACGCTACTACTTATCAAGGATCTACCCCACAAGATGATGTGATGGAACGCTTGCTCCGTTCACGGAAAGGAATGAACTGATGAAAATTGTTAAAAAGAAAATAGCAGACCTCATCCCCGCTGACTATAATCCACGTAAAGATTTGCAGCCGGGTGATCCCGACTACGAAAAGTTAAAACGATCAATGAAAGAATTTGGCTACGTTGACCCGATTATCTGGAACCAACAAACTGGCCGCGTGGTTGGAGGACACCAGCGATTAAAAATTCTCCTGGATGAAGGGATCGAAGAAGCCGAATGTGTAGTCGTCAACTTAAACGAAGAGAAAGAAAAAGCACTGAATATTGCACTTAACAAAATCAGCGGTGATTGGGATAAGGATAAGTTGGCTCTGCTCATGACCGACTTACAGGCCAGCGATTTGGATGTTTCATTAACTGGTTTTGACGAGAATGAGATCTCTGATCTTCTCGGTACCGAAGATGACACCCATGATGATAATTTTGACGTTGATAGCGAATTGGATAAACCAACCTTTTCAAAGTCAGGTGATTTATGGCACTTAGGTAAACACACTTTATTATGTGGTGACGCTACTAAAACAGAAAGTTACCAGAAATTGCTAGGTGATCATAAGGTCAACCTCGTGTTAACCGATCCACCATACAATGTTGATTACTCCAGCAAGGCTGGCAAGATCAAGAATGATCATCAAACCGACGAAAAGTTCTACCAGTTTCTACTCGCTGCTTTTCAAAATACGAATCAAGCAATGGCTAATGACGCCAGCATCTATGTTTTCCATGCCGACACGGAAGGCCTTAACTTCCGCCGTGCTTTCCAAGATGCTGGCTTTTATTTATCTGGTTGCTGTATCTGGAAAAAACAATCATTAGTGCTTGGTCGTTCACCATACCAGTGGCAGCATGAACCAGTTCTATATGGCTGGAAGAAAGATGGTAAACACGAATGGTACACCGGACGAAAGGAATCTACCATCTGGGAATTTGATCGTCCAAAGCAAAGTAAGGAACACCCAACGATGAAACCAATCCCATTACTAGCCTATCCAATCATGAACTCTACTATGTCGAACTGCACGGTTCTTGATCCATTCGGCGGTTCTGGTTCGACTCTGATTGCTTGTGAACAGACTAATCGGGTTTGTTACATGATGGAGTTAGATCCAAAATACTGTGATGTCATCGTTAATCGCTACATCAAACAAGTCGATTCGGATCAAGAAGTCAGTGTGGAAAGAGATGGTCATACAATTCCTTATAGTAATCTAAAAAAGCCGGCTTAATGCGTCGAAAGTCCTTGCTATCTGTACCTTCTAGAGTGATGTATACAGTGATCAAACAAGGAGGTATTGAATATGGAAATTAATTTTAATGTTCATGGCCAACAGCGCAAAAAGTTAGTCGAACAGATTGCTGAATACACTCAGCAAAAGGCAGAGTACCAGTACACACCAACTTATGCATACCAGATTGGCAAATACACTATCAGCAAGGATGGCAATCTTCTATCCCCGGATGAGATTCCTGCTGGATTAGTAACACATCTTAAGCAACAGGGATTCACACCCAGCGAGACAGTCAAGTTGAACATAACATATCGCCGCAATGAGTTTACTGACCAAGATCTAGATAACCTACGCCATTTAATCTGGGCAAAAGGACAATTAATCAAAGACGCTTGCCAACTGAACTCGTTGCCTCTCACAATCGATGACCAACAAGTAACCTTCGATTGGTTCACCGAAGTTAACACCGATGATGCTCCAGCTTATCAACAATTGATCGATAAGTTAGTGCGATACGCAAAGAGTCACCAGCGGATTATGTCCCAGCCACGGGAAGAAAGCAATGAAAAATATGCCTTTCGTTGTCTTTTGCTCCGGCTGGGATTTATTGGCCCAAGGTATAAGAAGCAACGGAAGGTGTTACTTAAAAATTTAACCGGGTCCGCCGCATTCAAAAGTCAGGAGGCTTAGTCATGAACAGGATCAAAGATGAATTAGCCAAACGTGATCGTATTCGCCAACAGGTTTTACAAATTCGCAATACCGGTGAAGTAAATATGTTTGATATTGAAAACGTAAAACGACTCGCTTATTACTATAATTGCCACGATCTGATCGACTATTTAACCACTGACCGAGCCAGCTATGTCAACCTGATCTTAACCGGTAAATTTAATTAGCTACCAAGCATTGAGTTCACTCTCAGTGCTTTTTTAGTACTAACGAAAGGAAGTGATGCTTTCTTGAGAAAGTTAAAAGATTATAAACCAACTCGCTTTATGGCTAAAGATTCTACTTACAACAAGGATGCAGCTGATTTTGCGGTTTCTTTTATTGAATGCCTCTGTCATACAAAAGGAACTTGGGCGGGTAAACCATTTGAGTTGATTGATTGGCAGGAGAAAATCATTCGTGACATTTTCGGCATTTTGAAGCCTGATGGTTACCGTCAATTCAATACCGCTTATGTTGAGATTCCAAAGAAACAAGGAAAATCAGAACTAGCGGCAGCAGTTGCCCTTTTGCTTTGCTGCGCTGATGGTGAAGAACGTGCAGAAGTTTATGGTTGTGCTGCTGATCGCCAGCAGGCCGCCATTGTTTTTGACGTCGCCGCTGATATGGTGCGGATGAACCCAGCCTTAAAAAAGCGTTGTAAGATCCTCGCTTCCCAAAAACGGCTGATCTATGAGCCAACTAATAGTTTCTATCAAGTCCTATCTGCCGATGCTTATTCCAAGCATGGGTTCAACGTGTCAGGAGTTATTTTTGATGAGTTACACACCCAACCCAATCGTAAGCTTTACGATGTCATGACTAAGGGTTCCGGGGATGCTCGAACCCAACCCCTTTACTTTTTAATCACGACTGCTGGAAATGATGAACACTCTATCTGTTACCAGGTTCATCAAAAAGCCATCGACATCATGAAGGGCCGTAAACATGATCCTCGTTTTTATCCGGTCATTTACGGCGCCGGACGTGACGAAGATTGGTCAAGTCCCGAAGTTTGGAAAAAAGCTAACCCTTCTCTGGGTATCACGGTCAAAATGGAGAAGGTTACGGATGCCTATAATTCAGCTAAGGAAAACCCAGCTGAAGAAAATACCTTCCGACAACTACGGTTAAATCAGTGGGTAAAACAAGATGTCCGATGGATGCCGATGGACAAATGGGATGCTTGTGCATTTCCTGTTGATCCCGATGAATTACGTGGCCGAGATTGCTACGGTGGTCTTGATTTGTCATCAACTACTGATATTACGGCTTTTGTACTGGTGTTCCCTCCAAGAGATGACTCCGAAGGTTATACTTTGCTGCCCTACTTTTGGATCCCAGAGGATAACGTTGATCTGCGGGTGCGCCGTGATCACGTCCCCTATGATATCTGGAAACAGCAGGGATATTTACAAACCACAGAAGGTAATGTCGTCCACTATGGCTTCATAGAACACTTCATTGATGATCTCGGAAAGAAATACCATATCAAGGAAATTGCCTTTGACCGTTGGGGTGCAGTCGAAATGGTCCAGAATCTTGAAGGAATGGGCTTCACGGTAGTGCCATTTGGCCAAGGGTTCAAAGATATGACTCCACCAACCAAAGAGTTGATGCGCTTAACTTTGGAAAAGAAAATTGCTCACGGTGGACACCCAGTTTTGCGTTGGATGATGGACAACATCTACATTCGAACTGATCCGGCAGGCAACATCAAACCAGATAAAGCAAAATCAACTGAAAAGATAGATGGCGTAGTGGCCACCATTATGGGACTGGACCGTGCTATCCGAAATGAGGATAATGGTGATTCTATTTATGATGGTCGAGGTCTATTAATGTTGTAATTACGAAGAACTGAAAGGAGTTGATGCAATGAGTCTATTTAATAAATTGTTCCATACCAATAAAGCTTCACCCAAAAACACCCTATCCAGCACCATGTCATTTTTCTTCGGCAGTTCGATGGCTGGCCAAAATGTGACCGAACGCACCGCAATGCAGAATACAGCAGTTTATGCTTGCGTGCGAGTCTTGGCTGAAGGATTAGCTGAACTGCCACTCCACATTTATCAATACACCAGCGATGGCGGTAAACAGCGGGCAATTAACCACCCGCTTTATTTTTTGCTTCATGATGCGCCAAATCCAGAAATGACCAGTTTTATCTTTCGTGAAACCATGATGAACCATTTATTGCTGTGGGGTAATGCCTATGCACAAATCATTCGAAACGGTCAAGGCGAGATCACTGGGCTCTATCCTTTGATGCCTGATCGAATGGACGTTAACCGTGCTGCCAACGGTGAAATCTACTACACCTATACTCGCAACTACGATGATTACCAGGCAAAAAATAAATCGAAGCAAGTAATTCTCTTGTCCGATGAAGTCCTTCATATCGCAGGGTTAGGATTTGATGGTTTGATCGGCTACAGCCCTATTGCTATGGCTAAGAATGCGATTGGATTATCTATGGCCGCCGAACAATATGGAGCCACCTTCTTCAATAATGATGCCACGCCTGGTGGTGTTCTCGAGCATCCTAATGTAGTCAAAGACCCTGAACGGCTTCGGAAAAGTTGGCAGTCACAATTTTCGGGATCTAATAATCACAGCATTGCTGTCTTGGAAGAAGGAATGACTTTTCATCAACTTTCCATTCCACCTGACCAAGCGCAATTTCTTGATACCCGAAAATTCCAACTCGACGAAATTGCCAGAATTTTTCGTGTACCACCGCATATGGTTGGTGACCTAGATCGTTCGACTTTCTCAAATATCGAGCAACAATCACTAGAATTTGTAAAGTACACCCTGAACCCTTGGTGTATTCGCTGGGAACAAGCTATGAATCAACAGCTACTGTCCGCTGATGATCAACGAAAATATTTCGTTAAGTTCAACGTTGATGGCCTTCTGCGCGGTGACTACGAAAGTCGCATGAACGGTTATGCCATTGGGCGCCAAAATGGCTGGTTGTCCGCAAACGATATTCGGGAACTTGAAGATCTAAACCGCATCCCTACTAATGAAGGCGGTGACGAATACTTGGTAAATGGCAATATGCTACCACTCAACCAAGCTGGTAACTTCTATAATTCTCAACCATCTAAAGAAAGTGAGGAACCGAAAGAATGAAACGTTTCTGGAACTGGAGCGGTCCTCAAAATCAACGTGTCTTAACTATCAACGGTACGATTGCTGAAGATAGCTGGGTTGATGATGAAGTCACTCCCCAAGTATTTCAAGATGAATTAAGTCAAGGGAAAGGGCCAATCAATCTCTGGTTAAATTCTCCCGGTGGTGACTGTGTCGCTGCCAGTCGCATTTACACGATGCTAATGAATTATCCCGATGACGTGAACGTCAAGATTGACGGTATCGCTGCTTCAGCGGCATCAGTTATCGCCATGGCAGGAACAAAAGTTTCCATGGCTCCAACCGCGATGATCATGATCCATAATCCATTAACCATTGTTGGTGGACAAAAAGAAGATCTTGATCAAGCTGCACAGATGCTAGCTGAAACCAAAGAATCAATCATTAATGCCTATGAGCTTAAAACAAATCTACCCCGCGAGAAGATTTCAGCCATGATGGATGACGAAACCTGGATGAACGTTAACAAGGCCATCGAGTTAGGCTTTGCTGATGATATGCTAGGTCAAAATAAAGATATCACAGATTGTTATTCCTATTCGGATAAGCAATCGGATCTCGTTGTCCTCAATAAACTCAAACGAACAAGCCAAAATACTATCTCTGTAAAGTCGCTACAAAAGCGACTTTCTTTGTTATCACACTAATTTTTAGGAGGACTTATCAATGAGTAAGATTACTGAATTACAAGAAAAGCGTGCCCGTATTTGGAAGCAAGCAAAGGATTTCCTGGATGCTAAGCAAAAGGAGTCGGATGTACTATCAGCTGACGACAATGCCCGCTATGAAAAGATGGAGCAAGAAGTTGTCGACCTCGGCAAGGAAATCGATCGACGGCACAAGCAGGCAGAAATTGAAGCGGCACTGAACCAACCCACCAGTAAGGCCCTTACTAATTCCCCAACTGCTGGAAAACTACCGAAGAGTCAAGACGCTTATGCGCAAAACTTCTGGCAAATGATGCGTGGTCATGCGGTCGTTGATTCACTGAAAGAAGGTACGGATCCAGATGGTGGCTTCCTAGTGCCCGACGAATTTGAAAACCAACTTATCCAAAAGTTGCAAGAAGCAAATGTCCTACGAACCATCAGCCATGTCATCCAAACCAACAGCGGTGAACACAAGATTCCGGTTGTTGCCAGCGAAGGAACAGCTGCTTGGCTTGAAGAAGAAGCAGCCTACACAGAGTCCAACACGCAATTTAGTCAGGTGTCACTAGGCGCCCATAAGTTAGGAACCCTAATCAAAGTGTCGGAAGAATTACTAAACGATTCCGCATTTGATTTGATGTCCTATCTCTCTGATGAATTTGGCCGCCGACTCGGTAATGCCGAAGAACAAGCCTTTTTAACCGGTACCGGTACTGGTCAACCTACTGGCATCTTAACCGACACTAATGGTGCTTCAGCCGGATCCACAGCTGCTAAGGCCGATACGTTAACTTTTGATGATTTGATCGACCTTTTCTATTCCTTAAAGGCGCCATACCGTCAAAATGCTGTCTTTTTGATGAACAATGACACCGTGAAAGCCATCCGCAAGATGAAGGATAAGAATGACCAGTACATTTGGCAACCTTCCGTTCAGGCGGGCCAACCAGACCGAATTCTTAACTGTCCGGTTTACACTAGCCCATTCATGCCGACATTGGCTGCCGCCAATAAGCCGGTGCTTTTCGGTGACTTTAACTACTACTGGATTGCAGATCGACAAGGCCGAACTTTCAAACGTCTTAATGAGCTTTACGCCGTAACTGGTCAAGTTGGCTTCTTAGGATCACAACGAGTTGATGGCAAAGTCGTTCTACCAGAAGCAATTAAAACCCTGTCCATGGCCGCTAAGTAGAAAGGATTGATGAAATGTGGCTGCTATTACTTTGGCCGAAGCAAAAGCCTACCTGAGAGTAGACAACACTGTTGAAGATGATCTCATTACAAAGTTGATTGGATCGGCAACAGCTACGGTCGAGAATGTGCTTCGCCAACCACTATCAGCGTTTGATCCCCTCCCTGATGATATTCATACCGCGATTCTCTATACCGTGGCTTACCTTTACGAATATCGGGAAACAGCTGATTTTGATGCCATGATTAAATTTCTTCGGGCCATCTTGTCCCCTTACCGGAAGGAGGAATTTTAATGCAACAGCAAAACGAACGTATCAGTAAGATTGCTGATATTGGTGAGCTAGATCGACGCATTACGCTGATGAAAAAGAAATATGTCGGCGAAAATCCTAATACTGGAATGTCGATGTACAAGGATGTTCGCCTGGGCGATGTCTGGGCAAAAGTTTCTGCCCTGCACGGTCAAGAGTATTACACGGCGGTTAGTGTGAAGTTGGAAAAACAATTATCATTCATCATTCGATATCGCGACGATGTTGATGAAGAAACCAACATATGGTTTGAAGGACGTGGCTACAATATTGGCTTCATTGACGATGTTAAATACAAACACGAGTATATGGAGATCAAGGCCGAATATTCGAGAGGAGTTGATAACCCTGATGAAGACAACTAGTTTAACAATAATTAATACTTGTTTTGGTGCAATTGGTGCCTTTCTTGGCTGGTTTCTGGGAGGACTCGACGGTTTATTATATGTTCTCCTGATTTTTATGGTCGTGGACTACATCACTGGAGTCCTTTGCGCAGTTAATGAGCATAAATTATCCAGTGAGATTGGTTTTCGCGGGCTTACTCGCAAAGTGCTAATTCTAATGTTGATTGGCATTGCACACTGCCTTGATATTTACCTATTAAAGAACGGTTCTGCTATTCGCACTGCTACTATTTTCTTCTACATTTCTAATGAAGGTATTTCGCTGTTAGAAAATACAAGTCGATTAGGATTACCAGTGCCTGATAAATTAAAAAATGTCCTTCAACAACTTCACAACAAGAATGGTGACAAGCAATGATTCCCGGAATTGATATTTCTGAATGGCAAGGCCACGTAAACTTTAATGCAGTTAAGGCTAGTGGCATTAAATTCGTCCTAATTCGAGCTGGCTATGGTCGCTCTGCTAGCCAAGCAGATAATTATTTTGCTGAACACTACGCACAGGCAAAAGCAGCTGGTTTACAAGTTGGTGCCTATTGGTACTCTTACGCTGTTTCACCAGCTGACGCAGCTAACGAAGCGCGAGCCTGCTTAACCGTCCTTGGTAATCGTCACTTTGATTATCCAATCTACTTTGATCTAGAAGAAAAGTGGCAATTTGCTAACGGACGCAACTTCTGTGATAGCTTAGTAAAAAGCTTCTGTAGTGTTTTGGAACAGAATGGTTGCTATGCCGGACTGTATATTTCGCGATCACCACTGCAAAATTACATTTCACCTTCCGTCGCTCAACGCTATGCCGTCTGGGTGGCTGAATATGGTCCGTGTTGTAACTACAATGGTAATTACGGAATCTGGCAACATTCCTCTACTGGTTCTGTTCCAGGTGTCAATGGCAACTGTGATCTAGATTATGCCTACATTGACTACGCAGCTGTCATTAACAAAAAGCAGCCAGTTACCAGGAAGAACCCTGATGAGCTAGCTATTGAAGTCTTAAATGGTCAATGGGGTAATGGTACCGATCGTCAACAGCTCTTAACCGCTGCTGGTTATGACTATGCGGTGGTCCAAGAAAAGGTTAACCGTCTCTTGAACCGTAAGTCAGTTGACCAAATTGCACGCGAAGTTATCCGAGGATCCTGGGGAAATGGTAATGAACGAATCAACCGCTTGAAGCAAGCCGGCTATGACCCCACCCAAATTCAAAAACGAGTTAATCAATTATTGTAA